GGCGGCAACAACCAAGGCCCTCCGGGGGACGACACGTCGTCTTCCAGCGGCGTCACAGGCGGAAACAACATGGGCAGCGGTGGCATTATCACTCTGCCGTGGTAAGGAGCAATCATGGCACGAAGAATGATTCGAGTCCCGTTGACGGGATCAATCGCAAACACGGGCGGGACGCAGCGCGTCGCCGTGGTGTGTGACGATGCACAGACTGTTATCTCGGTCGGTAGTTACAGCCTTACGACCGACAACGCAAAGCCCGACGACAAGAAGGGCACGATCACGATTCAGCGCGGCACCACGCCCGCGACGTTGGGAACGGCGGCAACGCTCGGGCAACTTGAACCGACGACCGCAGCCGGTTTCACCGTGTACGGCACGGGCTGCGACGCACCGGGTTCGCCGACAACTCTGGCAACGCCCTACTTCAACAGCAACTCGCCCTATGGCAACACGCTTGGCCTCGTCCTGACCAACGGGCAGGCCGTGACGTTCGCGATTACGTGGCCATCCGGTTCGACCAACGCAATCGCGTGGTGCCTTGAAATCTTTGTGGAGACTGTCTAATGGCGTTTCACACCAAACTCCAACTGGTGAACAAGATGCTGCGCGCGTGCGGGCACCTGCCTGTGTCGGCTCTTGATTCAAGCGGATCGTGGCCCAGCAAGACCTACGGCACGTCCGACGCGGGGCAGGCCGAGAACTACCTTGACATGGCGACACGCGACACGCTCGCCCGCGAATGGCGGCAGACGAGCCGAGTGTTTGCCGTCACCGTTTCTGGTGCCCCCAACACCATCACCGCCCCAACCAACGCCATCTTCGCCCGTCCTATCGGGCGCGACGAACGGCGCAACTGGTACTTGCAGAACGGCACGGCTCTGATCTACAACGCCGAGGGCAGCACCACCACGTTCCCAGACGGGACGTATCAGTTTGCCGTGGTTGAGGACGAGGAAGTGAACAACATCCGCGACCCCAACCTGCAATCGCTGTGCATGAACAACGCACTGATTGAGTTCCAGAGCGTGACCAGCCGCGACACCCGCGTTGACGCCGCGTACCAGCAGGTTCGTGCGGTCAACGAATTGTCGGCCAAGCGTTCTCCGATGTCGCCTCCCGCCCCGCAGAACCAACCGCTGATTCCGTCCCAGCCTAATCTGCAATGACGCAATTCGATCTGGCGACGAGAGCATCCGCGATTGTCGCGCGGCCAACGCTTTCCGGTGGCATCTCCCAGCAACCGGCAGCGATTCGATTCCCCGGCACGGTCGAGGACGCAAAGAACGCGGACTTCGACACGTTCGACGGGTGCCGCAAGCGTTCGGGCACGGTGCTGACCCGCTCGATCACTGGGCTTGTCAAGTCAAGCGGTGGCCCATCTGTGACCCTCAACGCTGGCGGCAACTACCGCGTTCACCCGATCCGTCGCAGTGCGACCGAGCAGTACCTTGTGTTCTACGGCTGGGACCAAGACTCGCAGATGCGGGTGTGGCCGCTTGAAGAAGGCGGGCCTCCGTCGCTTGTGACGTACGGGACCGGCGTAGAAACCTATCTCGCCTCGGGCGGTGCGACTCCCGCCGACCTGCGATTCTTGACCGTCGCAGACGGCACGTTCATCGTCAACACGAAGGTTGCCACCGGGCTTCTGACTAGCCCGGCGTACACGCTTGAGCGGACGTACAAGAACGCTGATGTGATGGTGGCGAGTGGTCCGGCTGACGGGACATATCACCGCGCTTTGGAAGACGGCACCGACCTTGATGCGGGGTACTGGCAGTACGACATCCCGAGCGGGGATGCGTTTGCCACCTACACCAACACCCCTCCGACGTGGACCGGCTGGGCCAAGTTGCGAGGCGGGGACTGGGACGACGCGGGTAAAGACCCCAAGCGGTTCCGTGTGTGGTTCCAGCGGCAGGCCAACTCGCAAACCGGCGTAACCGCTGCGAACGTGACGGGCGACACATGGACGCTGACCAAGACCGGCGCGTTCTCTGGCTACACCTTTGAGGCTGGCGACCAACTCCGCATCACCGCTGGCACTGGCGTTACCTACGGCGCGTCGGCGTCGGTTGGCATGGTCACGATTGTTTCCAAGGACAGCAACGACCAAATCACTGTGACAGACGCCGCGTCTGGACCGACCTACACGCCCGGACGCAGTTGCGCCTTGGCTGCGACCGCCGACGTTGCGTTCAACAGCATTGGCCGCGAGTACGAACTTGAGCGTTCGTTCGCGTCGCTCATTGCTAGCGGCGACATCGAGGACATGGACGACGTGGCGTCCGAATGGACGCAGGCGTTCCGTGACCTTGGCGAAACCGATGCGTTCGTTGGGTGGATTCCCAACAGCAGCGGCTACGGCTCGTTCCGCGTGACTTCGCCGTGGAAGGGGTCTGCTGCGACCGTCACGATGTATTCAACGCTGGTTGACACCGCAACGGACAAGAACCTGTCGCTACCAACCGACACTAGCCGACCTTTCTCTGGCGGTAGCGCATCAAACATTGTGGTTGCGGCGGGCACGGGTGCCACCACCGCTCGCATCCCGATCACTTCCCGCTGGACCCGCAAGCCCGCCCCGTCGCAGCCCGAGTACCAGCCCGATCCGGCGAAGATGCCCGTGCTGATGACCCGCACTTCGTACACGGGCGACGGGACCACTCCGGCAGCGTTCTCGATTGCTCAAGTGGCGTGGACCGTTCGCGACGCTGGCGACGAAGTGACCAACAAGGCTCCCGAAGCGTTCCAACTGGCCCGTGCCATCACCGCAATCAACGTCCATGAGGGGCGGCTGACGTTCGGCGCGGGCGAATACATGGTGCAGAGCGAAGCGGGCAACTACTACAACTTCTACCTTGTAGATGACACAGTTGTTGCCGACAGCGACCGCATCGAGAAGGCAATTCCGGGCCGGTCGGTGGCGACAATCTGGGCGATTGAGCCGATCCGAAGCGCACTGTTCATCACGACCAACGCCGCTCGCGCGTTCGAGGCATTTGCCGATGGAGCGTGGACCCCATCTTCCGTGCAGATCGAGGAAGCCTTCAACAACGAATTGCTCAACGTCGATCCGGTTGGCATGGACTCGCGGCTGTACGTGCCGGTGCGACAGCACAGCCCCACGAATGGCTCAACCCGCATTGCCAGCGGCATCCTTGAGTACGCCTACGACGACGGGCGCGGGTTCAACACCCCGTACAACGTGACCGAGCAGGTGCCCCTGTTCTTCGAGGACAACATTCGCCGCATGGCCACGGTCCCGTCGCAGAACTTGCTGGCCGTGCTGAACGAGCAGGAGAAGAAGACGGTGTTCGTGTGGCGTTACACCCGCTCGCCGAACAACCAATTGCAGCAGGCGGCGTGGACCAAGTACGTGTTCAAGAGCGAAGTTGTGGACATGGCCCTGCTCACCAGCGGCCTTCACATCGTCTGCGAGAACGCCCTTGGCGGCTACACGCAGGAGTACCTGCGGTTCGAGCCTGACATCACCAGCCTTGGCAAGTCAACCATCTACGACTCGGGCGACTTCCCGCGCAGGCTGGATCGGTCGATCAGCATTGATACGTCCGTCGATGGCGTCTACGACGGCGGCGGCAACCACACGACCTGGACGCTCAAAGACCCGTACGGCGTCACAATGACCGATGGCGACTACGACTGCATCGTGAAGAACGACGGCACCGAGTTGACTACCACCCGCCCGTCAAACACCACGATCCGCGCCACGGGCGACCACACCGCCGCAGTCGGCACCCCGTCCAGTGACGTTGTGCGTGCGGGCATCAAGTACGAAATGCTGGTGGACATCTCGCGCGACTACGTGCGGGGCGAGAACACGAACCTTGCAATTCCTTCACACGGCTTTTACGTCACGGCGGCGTACCTGCTGTATCGCCGATCCGGTGGCTTCAACTGGATCACGCGGCGGGCTGCCGCGATGGGCGACGTGACCCGCACGTTCACCCCGCCTAGCGGCACGCCACTCGAAGAAGAAGGCGTCTATCGCGTCTACGGCGGCGGGCCAACGTCGAACACGACGTTCCGCATCACCAGCGAGAACAGCCGACCCGTGACCATCACGACCGTTCAGTTTGTGGGCAACCAGGCTCCGATGCTGCGATGAATCCAAACATCATTCCGATTCCACAGTTTGACCCGTCTATCGGGTCGAACCCAGCAATCGGCGGGCCAAGCGGCGGTGGTGGTTATGGGGTTGCCAATGCCGCTGGCCTTGCTTTTGGCACGGCTGCGTTGGCGGGTATTCAGGCGTTCGAGAACAACCGGGCGATTGAAGGCACGCTAAACAACCTCGCCTTGGCGTCAAGCGTCAACATTGGCCAGATCAATGAGGCCGAGCAGTTGGAGTTGTTCAAGGAACGCCAGAACCTTCGTCGCACACTCGGGCGTGTGGCGGTCGCGTTTGCTGGTGCTGGCGGTGCCAGCGCGTCGGACTTCCGGCGACAGGCGGTCGGCGACAACGCCGTGAACACCTACGTCGTGGAAGAGAACGCCCGCAATCAGCGTCGGGCCGAGCGGTCACAGTTTGAGGCACAGGCCGCGCGCGTCCGGTCGCAGTGGCAAAGCCCCGTGCTGGCGGCGGTGCAGGCTGGTGTTGGCGGGTTCGCGTCGGGCGTGGGCCTGTTCGCCGGGCTGAATCAACTGAGCGCGCTGCAAGGCGTGAGCGGTTCATAGGAGTTTTCATGGACAAGTCTCTCATTGTCGGGTTGGTGCAGAGTGCGGTTCGCATGTTCCTCGCCTGGATTGCGGCTGCTGTCGGGTATCAGGCGGTGGAAGGTGAGTTGGACAAGGGTGTTGCGGTCCTCGCGGCCATCGTCCTGTCGGGCGGTTCGCTGGCGTGGTCCTACGCCGAGAAGAAGGCGTGGTGGAAGAAGGCTCCCCCGGAGGCTGGCAAGTGAAGAAGGCGACCCCCATCACGCCCACGGGCATTCCCGAAGGGCATCGCGGGCCGCTCTATCCGGGCGGTTCCGGCACTGGCAACCACGGCGTCAAGTGCGTTTCCAAGCGGGTGTATAGCCCCAGCGACATGCGAGAAGAGTTCGGCGACGACCTGACCGACTACGCGCGCTGTCGCCACGACCACAAGGACTGACATGAACAAGAAGTATGCGGGGTACTTACAGGACGCCATTGGCGACTACCTGACTGGTGCCAGCGAAGACATCCAGCGATACGCGGAGGCGATCATGGAAGACGCGGTTGGTATGGCTGGTGCCAGCGACAAGCACCTTGACGCACAACTGATGCTGCTGGCAGAGAAGCACCGTATCGAACTGAACCGCCGTTCTCGCAACGCCGTTCGTCGCCTTGTGCGGCTTGGCGTGAGCATGGCCGTGGGAGCAATGGCATGAAGAAGAAGATCGAAAACGCTGCGACATTTGCCCTTTGGATGGGCGTGGTGTTGATTCCGGTTGTGATGGGGGCCTGCTCCGCGCAGGGCCTCGTTTCCGCCAGCAACATCAAGCCCGCCGTGGACGTTATCACCGAGGAACACGCGGCGTACGTGCAGGCTGACGCCAGCCTGTCCGACACCGAGAAGGCCAAGCGCATCCGCACGGGGCAGATGCTCAAGGAAGTTGTCGCTAACGCGGCTCAGCCGGATGAGGTAGTGCAGTGAACGAGCCGACTCTGCGTGATGCGATGTTTCTCATGCAGCAGATTCAGACCGACGTTCGCCAAGTCAAGGAACACTTGACCGGCAACGGCGAGCCTGAAAAGGGCTTGAACCATCGCGTACCAACACTGGAAGCACACGTCAAAGAGTTGCAGGAAACCCAGCGATCCGCCGTGAAGTGGCTGGTTGGCTCCGTTACCGCCGCATTCTTCGCGTTGGTCGCGACCGGCTGGAAGATGCTTTCGACCGGCAAGTTGCCGCCCCCAACCCCATGAGCAACAGACGCGCCGCGCCCATCGCCCTTCCGCGAACACGTCGCGGGAACGATCCGCAGGCAACGGCGTTGTACGAGTTGGTCAGGCGGGCCAATGAGGGATCGGGCGGCGTTGGTCCACAAGGGCCGCAGGGTCCGCAAGGCGCGGCCGGTTCGTCGGGCGGCTCGTCGCCCGCTGGCCCGGAGTTCACGTACACGTCGGGCGTGCTGACTCGCATCGACTACGACGACGGTTCGTACAAGACGTTCACGTACACAAGCGGCAAACTCACGCGGATCGACTTCGTGCAAGGCGCGACGACGACCCGCAAAGACTTCGTTTACTCAGGAGACACGCTGGTTGAGATCAACCAGACGACACTATGAGCAAGGGCAACAACCTAGAGAACGACGTGCTGCT